GTTGTAATCTCAAAATGTTCTTCTTCTGGTGCGTCTGTATTTCCTGTTTTTTTTTGCTATCAACTGAAGAAGAAATACAGCTAAATACCAAATTAATGATGTCTGGAATGATGTCCATTAGCGGGAATTCTCCAAATGTATCTAGCCATTCCATTGGAGGCTGAATTTCCTTGTCTGCAGTTTTTGCAAGCGTCCAGATAAGATTAAAAAATACATCCAAATCAAGCGCGTCTATATTTTTAACTTCATTTTTTGTTATTTTCTCCTCTTCCCCTTGCTCATTTACTACGATTTCTTCTACTTCTTCTATCGCATCTTGCATTTTATAAATGTCTTTAATCGCATCCCTATGAAATTGCTCTTTGTATCGCAGCAAAAAAGCGCCAGTGCTTTTAAATTTCACTTGGCGCCCATCAATTGTAATTATTTTCTCCATTTGCTTCTCCTTATGCTGTGATTGTTAAAGTGACTGCAACCGCATTGCCTTTTGTCATCTCAATCATGATCGTGTATGCACCTATTGCAAGCGAAGCCAACCAAGTGCCTTTGATGGTCAACACTAGGCCTGCCGCGGTCAGGTTAATTCCTCCAATGTTTGCGCCATTGAGTTTAGCATTTTTCACTGTGTTTGATGCATCTGTAGAAACAATCGTTAATGGTTTGTCTGTGCTTGCAGCTTTACTTGCGGTTAAGGTTGCTACTGCAATAGAGTTTGTAACTGCGTTTTTAACATAAACTGAACTGAAAAACGTACTGTATCCAGTGTCACCTTGTTTTACTTTGGCTTTTACATCGGATGTGTCCGGTGCAGGTCGCGAAGTAAACTCTAGGGTGTCTGTGCTAATGTCTTTCTTTCCGGTCTTGCTTTCAATTCCCGGCCTCGTTGCTGAACAGTAATAATTAACGTGTCTTACTTTATTTGCGTCTCCATCAAATTCATACATTAGTGCAAATTTTTTGTGTGCTGCTTCTGAGTTTTCAATTAATGCTCCATTTGTATCTAGCGTTTCTCCGAGTACATCGATTTTAAACTGATCTGGTACTTTTGCAATTTCCAACGAGCCTTCATAACCGTTGTTAATATTGTTTTCATAATATGTCGTATCGTCGGCTTCAAATGTAACGGAATCTCCGCTTGGCTTAATCGCCAAATTTACTGCTCCTGGTATCTGTGATGGAGTTCCAAAACTTACCACTCCGCCTACTTCTGTAATCACTGCATAGTACGCATTTTTTAAACCAAATTTAACTTTATTTGTATCTGACATTCTTTTACCTCTTTTCTCAAATTGTGATTTCATAAACCACTTGGTACAGTGATTCTGCATTTATATATACTTCGTTTTTGTCATAAAAAATTTCATTTTCGTCAAACAAATCTTCGATTCTTTTTTCTGTTGCCAAATCCTTTATTAATGAATATAGTTCAACATGGAAAAAAGTTTGTTTTTGATAGACTTTGTTGTCCGCCTCAAAGTTTTCTGTTCCAGCGCTTAAATAAACCATAAACGGAGGTTCTTGTGGCTTTGAAAAGTGATGATATGCAAGAGGCAAATTTAATGTTTTCAGCAAATTGTAAAGCTCAACCATTTTTTATCTCCTCCTCTACTTCTTCCAAAAATTCTTTGATGACCTCTTTTTCTACTTTTTCCACATGTGGAATAGCATCCACTCTTTTTCCATCCACTTTTAGATGCCCATATTCTAATAAGTGTGTCAATTGATAATCTGTTTTGTTGTGAACAATATGATTATTGGGCTGTACGAGATCCTTTACTTCTTTTTGCCTCCATCCTTTTGCATAATCTCCGGTTTTGTTTGGTGATGTATCTTTCAGTTTTTTCACCGCTTCATTTGAAATTCTTTTGGATGAAACATTAACTTTTTCAACAACTTCTTTGCTGTACTGTTCAAGTCCTTTTGCGATTTCACTTGCCAATTTGTCAATGTCGATTCCATTAGCCATTTGCACCACTCCTACTCTCGCAATAAAGTTCAATCATTTCATCTTTCGTTGGATATGTTCGATAGATCTTATATGGTTTTTCATCAAATTCAAGTAATTCCTCTCCGCTATAGTCGATTTCTCGCATCTTAAACATGAGTGCAGGCTTGATTCCAGTCTGCCCTGCATTAAAAAACTCGGTTCTTAGGATTCCATTCTTTTCCGCGAAAACTTCCTTTGATGTTTTACTTGTCACTTCTTGCCCTATTTCATCTTTATCAATTTCAACTGAAATTAGTTTGATGATATCTCTACACATTAAATCACCGCCTTATAGTCACTCGCTAGAGCCATTACAATTTTTAGACGTTCATATGCTTTTTGATATTTTTCGGAATTTTCATCATATCCAAAATTTCCTTTGCAATAAAGTTTGATTGCTTGCGCGGTTAGTGGCTCTGTTTCGTCTACCGTTTGCACTCCTGCTATATTTAGATCTGCCTTACAAGCGTCTATAAGACCCTGAATATCTGTGTCATATGCATTATTTTTAATTATTAGAGATACTTTAATATCATTAATGAGTGCCATTTATTCACCTCAATTCAAATTAATAGGGTGGTTTTTACACCACCCTACATTTATTCTTTCTACACTATCGCTTTAACAATTTTAACAAATGCTTCTTCAATAGCTGGTTTACCATCAAACATACAAGCGCCCAAATATTCGTAATTATTTGATGCTCTAACAAATCCGCCATCAACATTTGCTTCTTCTGGCATGTTTCCATAATATCCACTATAAAGGTCACCAAGAATGGCCTCATGCAATGTAACACGTTCATCTAGAGTTACTGGATATCCTTGAATGAAGTAATTTTTTCCCTCTTTTGTAACTAGATCGTTCTTTGTCTTATCCTGCAATGGTAAAAAATCAGTTAATAATGTTTTCTTGCTCATGATAAATTCCGCACCTGCATCATACCCACCTGGAAGTAATCCGATAACATCTAATACATTTTGTGCGCTTAATGCAGCTACTTTAGCTACTGTTACAGAATTTGTTGCAATCCATGTGATTTTATCAATACCTTTTGCTTCGCCGCTGCCTGTTCCATAGATAATTGATTTGCTTATTTTCCTTGCCAACGATTTACCTAGGTTATTTGATAGCCACGTTTCAAAAGCACTTACTGACATCTTCATGACTGATTTAGAGATATGCAATAACTTCGTCACCTCATATCCAAACAAATCAACTACTTTTAATGTGTCTCCCGATTCTTCTATGGTAGCATTCTCAACATGCTTTGTTGCTTCGTTAACTACGTCTTCTACTGGAATTGAAACGCCCCCTGGAACATGTAGCAAATTGATTTTTTCAAGTAATGGAGCATATTGTTTAACGACTTCCATTATCTTGTTTTGTGTTTCGGTTGGAATAACTGCTCCTGCGCTTCCTGCTGATGTAGAGATAGCTACATTTTCAAGCTTTGTTAACTCCTTTCCTTGAAGTTTTTTCAAAAATCCATTTCTATAATCTTCTGTTGAAATCACATCCTTTTTTTCGTGATCTGTAATATTCAAAATATCCATTGTCTTTCCTCCTACGTTTCCAAGTGATTCGTCCTCTAGGTTTGCCACTTTCGTCTTGTCTTTCAATGCATTCATATTTGCATTGGCCAGCTTTACTTCCTCCCATTTGTTATCCAGTGCTTCAATTTCTTTCATTTTTTCTTGGGATTCTGCTACCTTTCCCTCATCAATAAATTTTTGCGCCTCATTCAACAACGCTTTTCTGTCTAATAAATACTTTTCCTTTTTCATTCTGTTTCTCCTCTCAAATTTAAAAGTTTATGTTGTGCCTTGATTTTTTGTATTAAAAAAGCAGATTCATCATTTTCGATGCTCTGCTTATTAACCAACTCTTTTACTCTATTCATTTTTTCTTCGCTTGGTAGTTCAAAATTACTCGCTATTAATCTCAATGGTTCGTTTTTTTCGAACATAATCGCATCAACTAGCCCTAATTCTTTTGCCTTTTCAGCAGTTAACCATGTTTCATTTTCCATCATTGTCAAAATTTCTTTTTTGCTCAATCCTGTCTTGCTTACATATGCATTTGATAGTGCATCATCTGCGGTTTTTAAGATTCCCGCCATGTGTTCCATATCGGTATGATTTCCACTTGTTCCACCTGATACGCAATGAACCATCATCAATGCTGTTGGTGACATTTCGGAATAGCTAGCCATGGCAATAATGGATGCACAACTACAGGCTTCTCCAACGATGTAAGTTTTTATTGTTCCTTTGTAGCTTCTTAACATCGTGTAAATCTCTGAACCTGCTTCAATAATTCCACCGGGAGAATTGATATAAACTTCAATTTCTTCTCCATTTGCCTCACTAATAATTTTTTGCACATCTCTGGGACAGGTCGAATCCTCCTCAAAATAATCAAAATACCACTTATAATCATTTGGAATAATGGAGCCATATACATTCACTCTTTTCATTTAATCACTTCCCTTCCGGCTATTTATGAGTGCCAAAATAACGCTTGTTACTTCTTTGTAGTTTTCCCCATTAAGATTAGAGATTAATTTATTAACTTGATTAACCACTTGTGTGTCCAGTCTTCTTATTGGCTCGTCTCCTCCTTCGATTGGTGCCCAATTGAACAAATCTCTCCACTGATTAGGCACCATTGCACCTCTATCTACCATTGCAACAAACGCGAGTTTTGTTTGCGTGCTCGAATAACTTAGGTTTGACGCTTCAAAATAAATTCTATTTCCAAACCCTCTTTCTCTCCTTGAAAATAGCTTTCTCGTATACTCTCCACTGAGTTGCGCTACG